TTGAGGTTTGTAGACCCAGCTACAGAAACGACATAGTAATCTCCCTGTGTACCAACACTAGACGTAAGAGTCGGATTGTTGGTTGCAGCATCCCACGTGCCCTTATAGTTAAGAGCACCTATGGCATTGGTGATTGAACTAGCCGTTTTTAACATTACGAACCATCGCCGGGTGTGATGTAGACAACAGCAGAGCTAGTACCTGTGATACCTGTGAAATATGCGTTAGGGGTGAACGACAAGATTTCATCTGTGCCAGCAAGCAAGGGGATAGCTGCGGCAGTGCTAGTCACCGCAACTGCATTTGCAGTAGCTCCAGCAGCAGTGTTACCTATACCCAGGAAGACAGTAACAGAACCAGCATTAAGGATGCGGTACTGATTACCACCAAGCGTGGTAGATACGGCTTGTACAGCAGTAGGTGCTGTTGTAGCCGCTAGGAAGGTGACAGTGTTACCTGTCCTTGTGAAGGCTTGAATTCCCATTATTCATTGCTCCAAGGAACTCCTGTGGCAGTCACAGGATTCTTCTTCAGTTCAATCTGAGCCGCTAGAGCCGCCTCTACAGCGTTTTTATTCACACCATTAGACCAAATCCACCCAAGGACTGTTGCTTCTGTCAGGTCGGCATAGTCCACGGTGGGAGTGCCATCAGACCATGAGCAAGTGTTGTAAATAGAGGCTGAATGCTCTCCATCTACTGCTGTGGCTTGCCAGTGGGCAGTGGTTACAAATCCATCAGAGGTTTGACGGTCAAGTTGGGAGATTGTCCAAGTTACGCTCATGCTGATGCTCCTTTAAGGGCGGCTACGTCTGCCTGTAATTGGGTGATGAGGGCTTGTTGTTCTTGGATGGCTTTGATTAGCACTGATGTGAGCTTGTCGTAGTTGACACCGCCAGCAATTAACTCTGTGTCAGCCTCATCTTTAGTAAAAATACTTTTTGCAACCAAAGGCACAAACTCAGGCATAACCGCTTGAACTTCATCAGCTACCAACCCAATTTCGTCACGTTGGTCATCAGTACGATGGTATTTGCGTGATTTGAGTTGCAACACTTCAGTTAAACCGTAAGGCGAATCTTCAATGTTTTCTTTTACAAGGCGTGATGAAGTGTCGTATGTAACGATACCTGTACTGCTATTCCATTTAAGTGGGTATGTTCCTGCGCCAGCAGAAAGAACAGCACTCGCAAAGAAAATACTACTTAAATAAACTGTTGGTGTTCCTACTGATAACCCTTGTTGAATAGCTAATCCACCACTAGCACCGATACGAACACGTTCTGTGTTGTTAGTGCCAAAATAAATTGGTGAGCTTGATATTGTATTAAAAAAAGAATCAGTGCTACCCGCAGAACACCCTATTTGTAATTCTTGGTTTTGAACTGTATTCTTAAAGTTCATTCCTGATTTAACGCTGGTGTCACCTTTTATAGATATTCTAAAAGTAGGGCTTGTCTCGCCTACGCCCAAATTCCCACTCGCATCCAGAGTCATTGCTTGGGTGAAGCTGATTGTGTTCCCTGCTGTGCCAGAGGCGGCTGTTGACCAAGAATGAGTGCCACGATATTGGTTATACAAAGCGGTGGCATAAAGACTGTTGCCGTACTTCCATCCTGCGTTGTAATAACATCCTTCTGTAACGTAAACATCACCAGCACCGCCACTAACAAAAGCATTGCCAGCAGCACCAACTTCTAAAACTGTTCTACTTGCCCACGCACTAGGCGTAACACCAAGACCCATGTTGCCAGCACTGTCAAGGCGCATGGTCTCCACGCCACCTTCAGCAAAGGCAATAGTGTCAGCCGCAGGGAAGAAGATGCCTGTGTTGGTGTCGCCAACAGTAGTAATAGATGGAGATGTATTTGACCCCGCAGATACAGTCACATTACCACTGCTGATAGTGACGTTGGTCAGCGTCACATTACCCAGACTGGTAGTAGTGTTACCAAGATAGACAGCAGTATTGCCAAGCGTAATCGCAGTAGCAAAGTTCTGGTCAAGTTGCGATAACGGAATTGCCGAAGTCGCAGAAGCAAAAATATTAGGAACTGGCATTTTAGAACCTCACTCTTAATTCATGTTCAAACTCAATCGTGTTGACAGTTAGCGCAGGGTCTGTGCTAGTCATTGTCAACCCCAAATACTTACCATACTGTTGTGCATCTGACTTGTACAAGGCATACCCCGCACTCGTCAACCAGCCTATTGTCGTAGAAGAATTGTTCACCCACGTAAGCGTGACGCTCTGATTGTTAAACCAACTCACACTGTTGTTAAGGGTATACACAGGGCTAGAACCACTCTCACTATCTACCGTCACATTGAATGTGCCACCAGTAGTAAGAGTTGCCTCAATACCAAACTTCAGAGCCTGTTTGGTACGGATAGGGTCACGCATAGGAGACAGAGAAGTCTGTATCTCAGAAGCCACATTTGCAGTCGCATCCCCGTACAAGCGGAAAAGTGCTGTGTCTGTCACGCCGTACAGGTTAATTAAACCACCTACAGGGGCAGAAGACACATACCGCAACGCACCCTGGCTGGTGATAAACCACTTTTTCTCAAAAAACACGCACTGTACAAACCTGTCTCCCGTGGTTGTGGGGAAAGTAGGCAGCAGGTAGAAGTTGAAAGCCGCACACAGGATGTTGTTGAGCAGGACTTGACCAGCAGTTACAGGCTTGGTGAAGTCGATGTAGGGGAAAATACCGTCAAGCTGGTCAGAAATCTTGCTTGTTGTTGAACCTACGAGGGCATACACCCCGTAGTTATTCATGAACAAAACAGAGCGGAAATAGGGAAAAACAGCGTATTTCAGCTTGCTACCAACAGACGCAGACACGTTTGTGTTGGTAAACAGGGTTTCCCCTGTATTTGTAATCCGTACATCTGAAAAGACGTTAATGCTGTCTTCACCGTAGATATACAAGAAGTTGTTGGCAGACACCATGTGCTGGATATTGCCACGCAGGGTTGAATCAGAAATAGTCTCAGCACCAGCAGAAACAGATGTGAAGTCGGTAGGGCTGGTAGAAGAAGAGTAGGTAACTGTACGACCTGTAGAAATCCAGACACGACCAGAGAAGGTAGCCACACTGGATATTTCTTCTAGGTTAGGCACACCTATCACAGTGGCATTTGCGTTTCCTGAAGGTGTAGGTGGTGCAGCTATCGTGACAGTTGGGACACTTGTGAAGTTATTCCCCACATTTGTCATGATGACTTCTGTAACAGCGTTGCCAAACACAATAGCTGTCGCAGCGGCATTAGCACCGCCTCCACCCGTGATAGTCACAGCAGGAGGAGAAGCGGGGTCATAGCCAGAACCACTGTTGGTTACCTGTATGAAGAGTGCACCTTTGGTGAATGTCAGAAGTTGGGCAATAGCGTTAGCACCACTACCACCACCGCCTGTGATGGTCACTGTAGGTGCAGATGTATATCCACTACCACCGTTGGTAACGGCAATAGAAGACACAGCATTTGCCGTGATTGTTGCTTCTGCCGTAGCTTGTGTACCATTTGTCTGGTTGGGAGCAGAGATAGTTACTGCTGGCGCAGAGGTATAGCCTGAACCTCTGGCAGTCAAACCTATCCTGCCGACACCACCAACGTTGAGCAGGTCAGTGCCATCCCAAGTAAAGAGTCCTTTATTAGGGTCACCTATAAATACTTCTTCATTCTTCCACTGGGCGATAGATACGTTGGCAGATGAGAACGTGCCTGTCACCCCGACATTGCCGACAGTGCCTGTATCTATGATGACGTATTGCGCTCTACCGTCTTCTTGAAAGGCCAACAAATAGTCAGACAAGCCAAGATTGGTGTTGGAGAGGGTAGTTACTGTGTTGCCAAACGAGATGGCGTTATTGCCACCATCTTTGAATGTGACTTGAGCAGGGACAATCTTGATGTTGCCAAACCCGATAGGCATGGCATTCTCAATCCATGAGAACTCCTCATCATCAATGGCTGTCCTGTTGGACTTGGTATTTAAGCCCTTGAAGTTCTTATAGACAGCATAAGATTTCTTTTGCTCTGCTGCTGCCATGATTAGAAGGTAGAGTAGGGGTCAGGGATTCTGCGTGTGTACACAGAGTTCAACACCGCTTGGATTTGCTTGGCATACTCTTGCTTGTATATCTCAGCTTCTCCGTAACTCTGTTCTTTGTACTTGGCTTTGTAAGCCGCATAAAAAGCTACAGGCGTGGTGTAGGGGTCTTGAATCTGGTCGTTAGCGTTAGGCGTGTTCAAGCTCAAAGCAGTAGGCAAGATAGTGCTATCTATCTCTACGACATACGCTTGGTCAGGAACAGGGCCAACATAGATGGTGTTTTGTCCGTAAACAGAGAAACACACGGGTCTGCCTACATAGTTCTGCCAGTAACGCAGTTGAGCGTTGAAGTTTGACCAGGGCAGATACCGCAGGGGAATACGGCTGTTACCCCAGTAAATATTGACGTTCAGAATGTCTAGCGTTGTGCCAGTAGCAATAG